GTTAGTAATAAGTATTTTATTGTAATACTCTTGTGGAATACCCTGTCTGTATAACTCTGCTTGTTCCTTATTATGAACTACTAAATTGATAATACTACTTGGTATTTGATTTTCCTTTAATACCGATAGAGTTTTTTTTAAGCATCTCTCAACTCTGTTATAGGTTATTATTAGTATAATATAGTCCGCTTTTTCAGGGGCGACAGACCCCCCAGTTAGTTTAAACGCACTACGCCATTCGCACCGAGATTTGCTTGGTCGTATAGTTGAGAGATATATTCGTCCCTTGATGAAGGCATACCACTACCTAAAACCTTTTTAGATTTAGAGGTGTGGGTCTGATTATCAGGGTCTAAAGCACCACCCTTTTTATAACCTGCTTTCATCTTGGGGTCTTTGAGTGCCTCGTTGTATTTCATATTATTCTTTTTAGCATACGCTTTAACATATTCTATCCAAGAGTTCGCCATACCTATATTATTAACAGGAGATTTTTTTATTTCACCCCTTCCTGTTTTTACTCCAAATAAATCTTTTCCTTTTCCGTCGCCCTTATCAAACTTTTTTCTACCAGTTTGTTTTGGAGCATCTTGGAGCATCTTTTTAACCGCTTCAATTCTGCTTCGCATTCTTGCGTATTGTTCGTCAGTTATTCTAATAAGCATACCATTAGGCATTCTATAAGTTTGGTTAGGAGCAATAGTAGAAGAGAATAACCCACCAAACAGATTAACTAAATCGTCATCACTTAACATATCTAAAATAGCACTTACTGGGTCGCCTTCTAAAATAGGTTCTCCTGCTTTTGATTGCTCTACACCATCGCCTCTTTTTTTTTTAACATCAACAATAACTTTTTTCTTACGAGAAGAAGGTAAAGGTTGGTCAGCAAGGGATGGTAAAGAAGGTTCAGGAGTATTTGGGCGAGCAGGAGGGGGTATGTCTTCTTCTTCTTCTTCTTCATCAATCATACCACCCTTCCTCTTCTTTCTTTTTATTCCAGCACCTTGTTTTAATACATCAACCCTCGCACCTATATCTGTAAAAGTATTAGCAATCTTCCTTAATCTGTCGTTTCCTTCAAAAAGAACTTTGGTGTCCTGTTTAACCCACGACTTATCAGTTTCACCGCCAATATTATTAGCAGTTAAAAAAGCAACAATAAAGTCCTGACAGTTATTATCTTTTGCTGAATAAGTAAAAAAATTACCGCCCATTCGTTCTCTTGTTTTTTCCAAAGCATCATTAAGAGTTAAACCGTTAGGAATATCACTACTGGTAATAACTCTACTTTCTGTTCCTTTTGGTAAATTACAACTGGTTTCAGTATTAATAACTTCATTCTTTTCTAATACAACGGCACGACCCGCAAAATCAATACACATAAATAAGTGAAACAGTTTATCATAAGGTGTATTTTCTAACTTTTGTGCGAAGGTATTACCACTAGCAACTTGTAAGGCAGTCATAAGAGGTTTTCCAAGCGGAGTTCTGTGAAGACTAATACCAGTAATAATTTTATCACCATATTGAGATATTATTTTACGAACTTTTGGTGGATAATCTTGACGACCATAAACAACGGCAGTAGCAGTATCTTTGACTTTATTAACAACCGCAACAGCAGGTTTAACCACCGCTTTTACTGCTTTACTAATATCACTAAATATTCCTTTACCCTTTGCTTCTTTACGCCTTTTAGCACCAGCAATAGTATTAGCAATCTTCGCTTTTCTTGCTTCCTCTGCTGTATCGTATTTTCTTGGACGACCACGACTTTTAACTTCCTTAATATCCATAACAATATTTTCCTCTGCCACCTGTTTATTTGACGGACGACCACGTTTTTTTTTAATTTGTTGTAGTTGTTCTTGTGGAACAAAATTACCTGCTAAATCTTGGACTGGGACAAATTGGTTAGTATCTTCCGCCATCATACCAATTGTTTCTAACAATTGTTTTTGAACCTGTAATTTATTTAGTTTCGTTTTCATAGCAGTTTTTCTTGCTTTAAAATCTTTTTCTTGTTTAAAGGTTTTACCTGCTCTATTAGTATCTTCTGCCGTCATACTTTCAGTTTCCTTGTTTTTACCAAGAGGTTTTTTATTACCAAACTTTTTTTTATATCCAGCAGAACAAGCAGGGTCGCTTAAAGCACATCCATAAGTAAGATTATTTGCCTTCGCAAAGTCTTTAACATAATTCGTCCAGTTTGTAGGCATACTATATATATATTACAATATATATAATAATTTCCATCACCAAAGTAATTGGTCGGCATAATATGAAGCAGTCCCTAATTTATGTCTATTTTTCTCGTGCCTGATTTTATATAATCTACGCCTAATATCCGCATAATCCTGTCCCTTTTCTTTAATATAACTTCTATAATCGTTATATCTTGTATCACCAATACTCATAATATACTGGTTATTGTAATCATAAATATCTATTTTTTTGAACTTCTTTTTACTCGGTTCAATCTTTACACCTAATTTTTTTGCCTGTTTATAAGCATAAGGGTCTATTTTATATTCACCTACACCCTTACCTTTAAAGGCAGGAAGGTTTTTATCACCTTTGTATTGTTGTTTTAAAAGTATTTGTTGTAATAGATTTTCAGGGTCAATCTCTTCAGGCGTTAAAGGCGTTTTTTTATTTACTCTTTTGGTAGGTCTATAAACAGGATAATCTAAACCACCAATATCTTTCCAATTTTCTTTGAACCAGTTTGTTAAACCTGTATTTTCTTTTTTCCCACTATAAGTTCCACCCATCTCTTTATATCGTTTAACTAATTGTCCGCTACGATAAGCAGAGTGTTTTGGATATTCTTGATACACAATTCGCTTTGCCTTTTCATACAATTCAGGATTATCTATTATACTCACCATTACTTACTTATATTGTATCAATATTTTTATTACTATCGCAATTCCGCTTGCGGTCGGTTAGGGAGGGTTGGGAAGGGAACCGTTGGTTCCCTCCAGCGGTGAAGGTGAAGGTTGATGAATTATTCTAAACTCTTCTTCTTTTTCTTCTGCTTCAACATCTCTAATTATTTTAATACAGCAACAGGCAACCTCTTTACACTTTGACTTATACGCCATACTTGATAATTTAATTATACACCCTGTTGTTGTCCCAATAAAAGCAATCCAAAATATTTCACTCAACATACTATTATAATAGTAATATACAAAAACCGACCGCAAGCGGAATTGCCTACATCAAAGTAAAGTCCAAAAACCGCATATTAAAAGTATTGACGTTAATATATTTAAACTTACAAATAGCATAACGTAAAGTAGGAATAGTAAAAGTATTAACTCCAGCACCTCCTCCTACTCTTGTTGCTCCTGCTCCTGCTGCCGTGCCGTTAAAAATAACATCCCCCGACCCACTATTATAAATTGATATAATATATTGAGCGTTCAAAGGAACAGTAGTAATAGTATAAGCGGATACAGTAGTAGAAACTCCTGTATAAATTATATTATAACTCCTGAAGGTTAAACCATTACCAGTTACAGCAAGAGTAGCGGATGGCGTTATTGCTGTTGTGACAACACTATTTAGAAGACCATTCGTAACAGCACCAAACGATAAAATCCCTGCTGTTGATAACGCCATAAGTCCTGCCCCAAGGTTGTCTAACGTAATATTAACAGGCGGAGGGTCAGGATAATTTCCTGCTACTGACCCACGACCCCAAGTCCAACCTGAAATATTAATTCTTGAAATAGCATAATTACTTGTGCCTATCGTATTTGTTGCGAAGTAAGTATCGGTAGTGCTTCCAGCAAACTGAATACCAGGTTGCCTCATCTGCCCACCATTCAGGAAACCTGTATATAAATCAACCTGACTAGCAACCATACGCAAAACTGAATAAATATTTGACGAATTAAAACACGATAAATTAATAGACATACCAGTTCCATTACCACTTTCTAACTCTAATACGCTGTCTCCCGCACCAGCACCAGTATAAGCAGAACTTACCGTTAAAGTAGAAGAAACCGCACCATCACTTGAAAATAAAGTATTAGTGCCAGGGTTATATTTTAAAGCGTTTGTTGATGATGTATCTGCTCGTAGGGTTTGACTTGCTCCTGATGCCGACACAAATACAGGGAAAAACGAAGAAGAAGTATTCGTATCAGTAATCTCAATCACAGTAGGTGGAGGTGGGACAGCGTTAGTAATAGCAGTATTAACCCAATTAGTAGTAGGAACTCGTGTTGAATTATCAGCAGGATTAGCAGGAGTAGTAGCACTCGTAATACCGAGAGTAGAAGAACCTGATACAATAAGGTTTGGTATGTTTTCTGTCCCCTGACCGATAGGAAACTTCAAATATCTTAAATCTGCTTCGTCTTGTGTTAATATTTCACTTCTTGCTCCCGCCCAGTAAGCAGGAATAAATACACTTGTTCCAGGAAATAAAGGTGCGACAGAACTACTCATATTATTATATAGTGATATTATATAATAATTTAGAATGAATATTTCAATAGAAACCGATACTTATGTTTTAATAAACAAGACCTCTTTATCTAAACCCTTATGTAATGAGATTATAGAGCGGTTTGAGCGACAAGAAAATAAGAGGGATGGTATTGTTATGTCAGGTGTTAATAAGGAGGTTAAGGATACAACGGATTTTTACTTGGGAGACGGAGACCCCGATTGGAAGGATATTGATAAGGTATTGACTAACGAATTAAGTAAAGCGTTGGAAGAATATATTGGTCGTCTTAAAGGTGTATTTGGTTGGATGAAAGTTAGTGATAAAGGATTTCAAATACAGCGTTATGAAAAAGGAGTTGGTAAATATACTATTCACCACGATTTTACATACAACAAAGAAGAAGTAAGAGTATTAACTTACTTGTGGTATTTAAATACAGTTGAAGAAGGAGGGCAAACTGATTTTGTAGATAGAGGTATGGTTAAAGCAGAGCAAGGTAAATTAATTATATTTCCTGCTTGTTGGACTTATCCTCACGCAGGAGTTATGCCTATCAGTAGCAATAAATATATAATAACAGGTTGGGTTGTTGTGCCTACACTTTCCACCTAATACAATAGTTTAAAATAGTAAAGGGTGGTAAAAAGGAGACTGCGTTTCCAGCAAAATCAACAGGACTTTCAAAAACAGTAGTTCCGTTTGCTGTCCCGTTTCCTGTTCCAGCAGTAATAGTTGTGACGTATGGCGTTGCCCCTGGTGTCACTAAGGTTTGATTTGCTGCTGTAGCGAGGGTGGGATAATCCCAAGCGTATGAAAAATCGTGCGTATGACCTGCCGTGTGATTGTGGGATACTAAGAATGGAGCATTCACAGTCCGTTGTCCGCCATCTACCTTAGGAACTCCAGCATACACAGTCAGCATAGTAGAAGGATTGTCTGCTCCAACAGGCATATGACCCTGATTACCTGAAGTTTTTCCTGTCAGTTGGGGAAGTATAAAAGTCCCACCACTCCCGCCATAAGTATAACCGATGGCGGTGAAAAGGTCAGGGTAGTCTATTGCTAGATATGCCCCTCCATTACACCATAACCAATCCGCCGATGGTAGTGTAGTTCTTGCGACCATAATAATTTCCCCTACAATACCAGGAATATCAGCAGTAGTAGTAGTAGTAGTAGTAGTAGTAGATGATGTTAAGTTCCAATAGTCTGGAATAAATATAGGAGACACGGGATTAGGTGCTGGATTATCAGTGGATTGTTGTGCCATCTTGAATATAATATAGTAGTATATTATTTCTTTACCGACCACAAGCGGAATTGTAGCGGAATTGTTTTACTTCCACCTAATACAAAAGTTTGTAACAGTAAAGGGTGGTAAAAACTCAGTAGTACCCCCAGTATTTCCTGTAGTATTACCTATACTAGGTCCTGATGTTGTTCCTGTTCCTGTGCCGTTTCCTGTTCCAGTAGTAACTGTTCTCACGAAGGGAGTTGCTCCTCCTGTTATTGCCGCCGCCGAGGTTACTGTAGTATTTTGGTAGGTCCAAGAGTATGAGAAAGTGTGTGCGTGATTAAAAGTGTGACTGTGTGATGCTAATTGATTAACAGTCATAGTCCTATTACCACTACTAATTGTATTAGAACCTTGATACAAAGTTTGTAAAATAGCAGAAGTATCTGCTCCAATAGGGGTTTTCGCAAGTAGATTAGGAACACTAAAGGACGCTCCACTACCTCCATAAGTATAACCGATAATAGCAAATAGACTAGCGTATGTTGTAGTAGAATATGATGCTCCATCACACCATAACCAATCTGCGGAAGGTAGTGTAGTAGTTGCGAGAATAATAACTTGACCTATAATACCAGGATTAGAAGAAGTAGTAGTAGTAGTAATTGGTTCTGTTAAGTTCCAATCTTGAGGAATAAATACAGGAGATACAGGGTCAGGTGCTGGATTTTCAGGAGATTGCTGTGCCATCTTGAATATAATATAGGTGTATATTATTTTCTACCAGTTATATATATTATGCCTCCCAAACAGCAAAAGAAGAAAGCAGAGTTAGTAGATTGGTATAAAAAAATACCTGAAAGGTTCTTGCTAAAATCTCACAATCCTCACTACGAAACACACCATATTAAATTACCATTCCGTATGATTATTATGGGTTCGTCAGGAAGTGGAAAAACGCAAACACTTATGTCGCTAATCTACAATATGCCTGATACTTTTGAAAATATCTACATCGTGACAAAAAATAAGGACGAACCTTTGTATAACTATATTGATGAGAAACTTGGTAAGAAAGGGTTGAAGATGATGGAGATTGATAAGGACGGTTTGCCTGATTTAGATAAACTCAACAAAGAGCAACAGACGTTAATTGTTATGGACGATTTAGTAGGTGAAAAGAACCAAAAACCGATGGAGCAATTCTTTTTGAGAGCAAGAAAGAAGAACGCTAGTTTGGTATATATTACTCAATCCTATTATGCTGTGCCGAAGATGATTAGAAACAATATGACTTACTTGATAATAAAACAAATTAGTAGTATGAAAAACCTTACGATGATTGCTCGTGAGTTTGATTTGGGAATGAGTAAAGAGTTCCTTACCACTATGTATAAGGACGCAACTGCCGAAAAAAAGAACTTTCTTATGATAGATTTGGAAGCAGACCAGCGTGATAGATTTAGAAAGGGGTTTAACGATATTTACGAAATTGAGGAGGAAGGTGAGGAGGAGACGGAGGAAGAAGCGGTCAAAACCGACCCTAAAAGGAGTTGAATAGACCTATAATAATACCGATTTATATTGTTATTTATGCTTGCTTCGCTATAATATTTTTAACTACACTTCGTTGTGTTTTTTTTAGTTATGCTTTACTACAATTCCTTTAGTTTTACCGACCGCAAGCGGAATTGTAAAATTATTTTCTCACGGTAAAATATAAACAGAATGAGCGGAACTGGAAGTTTGATGATACGAAACCTACGAAACCCGAGCGACTACTCAAAGGGGGTTATGACGCAAGATGAGATGCTCCGTATTGCTATTGCGAACGATGCTAATATAGCACAAGCGAGAGCAGGTTTTCAGCGTGGCGAGGTTCAGGAACTAACCCCACAGCAACTTAAATCTCCTGCTGAATTACAAGCAGACCAAGCATTACAAGAAAGAACTGCCCTTGATAATCTTTTACGATTATTCCAGTATAGAGAGGCAAGTGCGATTATTGGAGAACTTACACCTGATGAGATATTTACTATGAACCAGTCGTTTCCGCTAATAGAGCGTGATATTAACAGACGCTTTGCGAAGGGTCTTTTGTCCCCAACCTTTTTTATTGAGTATTTGAGAAAGTTTAAGGAGGAACTGGAGCAATCCAAAGGAGTTTCTACGAACTTATCATCTCTTACAAACAAGTTTAACGCTTTAACGGATAATATAAACGATATTAGGGCAATCCTACCTACAAAAAATCAATTTGCTAATTTACAGGCGTTTTTGGAAGACCAGTTTGATAGATTACCTCGTATGGTTGTAGCACCACTTTTGGATAGAATACAGCGATTACAAAACGCCATTCCATCAAACGAAGAGTTTAGAAGGGTTAGTGCCAACCAAGAACTACTACAATATGAAACTCTTAATATGCTACAAAATATTACCGCCAGTATGCCTACTCAAGTTCAAATAAACAAGATAATAGACGATATTAATAGTGGTAGATTGGATTTAATAGAAGGCGTCCAAGGTATAGAAAACTCTATTTCAGGTATAAGCGACGCTCAAATTGATGGATTAGAAGAAATCAAGCGTGAAATTGCTGAAAGCAGTAGTAGCACTATGAGGGGTGGCGAGAATATTGATATATTAGCACAGGTAGTAGTAGGCACAAGGTCAGTTCCAAGATTAGCAGTAGCAAGAGCAGTATTAGCGTCAGGCACAACAAGTCCAGCACAAAATATTTATATTGTAGGCGAAGTCGGTAATCAAAAACTGTCTCTTAACGAATTGAAGGTATTATTAGGCAAAGAAGAAGGTTTTAGAAACTGGTATGCTACGAACGTTGGTGGGAGTGCGAATATGAATAATTTAAAAGAATATATATTAACCAACGCTTTACAGGCAGGAAGTTCTGCTATTAGTGATGCTACAACCAAAGAAACCTTTTCAACCGAGAAAAGCGGTTTTGGTTTGAAAGCAAAGAACGGCAGAATTAGAACTAAAAAAATTGGAGAAGGATTGAAGTATGAACCTGAACCTACATACAGACAATTAGGTAAGTATGTGATTAATATTAATCAACTGAAAGAGCGTGATATTTTGAATGTGAAGTTCCCAAGTTTAGGACGCATACCTCAATTTAAACCCACTCCTGTTAGTGATATTATGAAGGAGTTTATTTTAGAACTATTAGACACAGGTAAGGTAAGTAATCGTATTTACGAACAAATACCTATTGAGGAACGCCAGTTGTTTGAGAAAATTGCTACTGGTGCTGGTATATTGAACGCCCTAAAATTAAAACGCACTATTAGCAACGAGGATAAAGACGACAACGATAGATTTGCCCTTTTGAAAGGAGAATATTTAGCAGGAAATAATAGTGTTGCTTTGTTAAAAGAATTAAGAAAATTAGTAGTAAAGTTTATGTCGCAGAGTAAAATATCCAAGCACGACGGAATGAACTTATTGATTGAATTATCTGTATAATTATTTTATATTCTATAGTATATATAATATGAGAACCCTTATCGTTAATAGTAGTAATGTGGTTGCTAATACTAACAACTCTGTATATAAATACAACTTCCCTGCTGGTAATGTAGAGTTTGTAAAGGGACAAAAACTTGCTCTTGGGTCAATACAGATGTATTATTCAACCTTCAATATTACCTCCGCACAAGGCAACAATCAGTTTAGTTATATTTGGGTTGATGGTAGAGAAATTACTGTCACCGTTCCTGATGGGTTTTATGATATTAGCACCTTGAACGATTTTTTACACTTTGTTATGCTTCAACAAGGACACTATCTTTTAGATACTGCTGGTAATTACTACTACTTTATTACTATGGTGGTTAATTCCTCTACTTATCAAATTGAAGTTAATACTTTTCCTATTAGTTTAGCAACCTATCCAGTTGCTGACTATACTATTGGAACTTATGCTACTTCTATTATTACAACGTCTTCTCCTACTACGCCTGTGCCTTGGAGCAGACCTACCGCTCAAATTACTCCTATGTTTAGAGTATTAGCAAACAATTTTAGAAATATTATTGGTTTTACTGCTGGGTATTATCCACAGGGAGCAACTGGGTTTTCCTCTACGCCACCTACTGTAGCACTAGCAGAAGCAACTATTACTAACTCTCCTGCTTCTACTACTTTTACTATTACCTCTATATCAGGAACTACTTTAACGACAACTGGGTCTCCTGCTCTTTTAGCAGGTATGGTTATATCAGGAACAGGTATAACACAAGGAACTTATATTGTATCAGGTTCAGTAAATACTTGGGTAGTATCTGTAGGTCAAACTATCGGTGCTATTACTGGAACTTTTTATTCTATGAGTGCTTCTCAATCTCCAAGTTATTCTACTATCCAAACTTTCGGTTCTACCTCTGTTCCACAAGTATCACCACTATCGTCTTATGTTTTGACTTGTAATTTGCTGAATAACAATTTTTCTATTCCTAACTCGTTGTTGTATAGTTTTTCTCCTAACGCTATTTTCGGTTCTCAATTTACGGTTGCTCCTAATCAGTATAGTTTTATTGATATACAACCAGGTCAGTATAACTCGTTTCAAGTATCCTTTTTAGACCAAAATAATATACCAACTGCTCTACAAGATAGTAATTTAGTGATATTGTTAATCATCGCAGACAAGGACGAATTGATAGGACTATAAGCATAATTTTTTATCTTATATAATATATAGTATGTATATTCATAAGTTAGGTTCAACTACAAGCGGAGCAGGTTTAAGAACAAGTATGGGTATTAATAAAAACCACAATATCGCAAGAAGCAACAAAAGAACTATAGGTTCAGGTTTAGTGCCTGAAATCTACGAAAGGGGTATGGTTCAACGAAAAAGTGATATTCTGCGTAATTTGAAAATCGCACAACCAAGAGTTCCAAAAAAATATATATCCTTTGACTTTTAAAGCAATTCCGCTTGCGGTCGGTTATTTAGCAATACCATACAAAAGAAAATATTTTGTATAGTATATATATATAATGGATAATCTTGTCTTTGAAGAAAGCATCAACACGGAGGTGACATCAAGTGAGTTCGTTGATAAGCAGTGGTTGTATGTGAATGATAATAACAACGGCAGTTATTCAGGGCAAATTGTTTTAGACACAACTTCCCTTTCTAACAGTGGTTCTTATATCAATTGGAGTGAGGCGTTCATCGCTATGCCTTTGGTCTTACAAGCAGAAGGTTCCGCTACGGCAATTACCGCCACAAATAGTTTAGATTATTTGATGGGGTTAAAGAACGGGTTTTGGCAGATTTTACACAGTATGTCGGTTGAGTTCAACAACGGCAGTATTATTCAGCAAACTCCTTTCTTGAACGTGTTTTGTTCCTTTAAGAACCTTACCAGTTGGTCGCAGAATGATATTCAAAACTGGGGTGCTGTCTGTGGTTTCTGCCCTGATACAGCAAGGTCTTGGTTGTATAACAACAACTCTACCGCCAACTCTCTTCTTAACTTTATGAATACATCAGGTCAAGGGTTCTGTAATAACAGAACTGCTCCTTATGTTTCTATTTCTTCTTACGGATACTGGACTGGAACTTTTGCTGCCTCTTCTAGTGCTACTATGACTACTATTACAACGCTTACGGGTCAGTTGTCGGTTGGTATGATGATTTTTGGTCAGTTCGTCACCGCTGGAACTTATGTTTCTGCCCTTACCTATACTGCGGGTGTTCCTACTGGTGGAACTCTTTCTGCCGCCACTACTGGTGCTGCCGCCATAACTATCCCTTATACTGGTATTAATCCACTCCTTCCTGTTAATGTAGATACATCATCAGGCGACGATAGTGATTATTTACGCCAACTACACAACGCTGGTCTCAAACAGCGTATGGAGTGGTTGAACTTTTCTCTTTCCAACTTGGGTTCTGCTGTCACTCCTACACTAGCAAACTCTTTGACTTCCAATCAATCTTCTCTACTTGCTGGAGCATCAGGAACTGGGACTAACTCTACTGCTTCTTCCTCTGCTCTTAACCAAATCTTCCAGTCATACGTCCAAAAGGCATCAACCACTCGCTCTATTGTTTTTGACGCTGTTATTCGTCTTAAAGATATTGCCGACTTTTTCCAAAAGTGTCCTCTTCTCAAAGGTTCTACTATGCGTATCTACTTGAATACTAACCAAGTTTATTTCACGGTTGGTGCTTGTGCTGGTGTGGTTGCTGGTGCTGTATCTGTATCTTCGGGTGTAGCAGGTTCTACTCTCGCACAATCCAATACTGGTTGTATCGCACTAACCTCTACTCCTATTATTCTTGGTGGAGGTGGAACTAATCCTGTGATGGTTGCCTCTATGGATTTAGGACAAGGTAGTGCTAATCTTGTCCCCATCGCCAATACTCTTCCTTCTGCTCCTGAAAGTGTTAAGATTGGGTTGTCTATTGTTAGAACTCAATTCTTATCAGGACAATTCACTACCTCTGTGTCTGCTCCTGTGACGAGCGTTCGTCTATACGCTCCTGCTTATACGATGTCGCCTATAGCGGAACAGCGTTATTTGTCGCTCACGCCTTCCAAGAAAATTGTGTATAACGACTTGTTCCAATACTCCTTTACTGGTGTAGCATCAGGAGGCACTTTCTCTTTCCTTGTGACGAACGGCATACCAAATATTCGTGGTATTTTAGTAATTCCTCTGCTTCCAAAAGCGTCCAACGGTGTTGCTTCAACTTACGCTACATCAACTCCTATTGTAGGAACAACTACTTCTACCCTTCTTTCTCCCTTTGCTACGACGGGTGGAACTCCTGACCCTATTTCTCTTTCCAACTTCCAAATCCAAATTAGTGGTAAGAACTTGTTTATCAACAACCTTCAATACGATTATGAAACCTTCTACGAGCAACTTGTTTCTTCTAACCAGTTGAACGGCAGTTTGACTACTTCTCTATCGTCAGGTTTGATTGGATTTAGTGAGTTTGAAAATCTATACAGATACTACTACGGAAACGCTGGTCGCTCTATTCCAAGTGAAGACGGTGTCGCCAAAGCAGTCCAAGTATCAGGTATTAACAACTCCCCACAGACAATTGACTTTATGGTCTTTATTGAGTTTGAGCGTCAAATCGTTGTGGATGTAAGAACTGGAGCAAGAGTTCAATAGAAAATCCGCAGAACTTTTTTTAAATCTCTTTTTGTTAAAAGTGTGAGAAAACAATAGCATAACTCGTGCTTTAGTAATTTTTTTTTAGATTTTTATATATAGCAATATATATAAGAATGGAAGTTATGAATGTGCCTCAAAGCAGGAGCAGAATTAGTATTGCTCCAAGTATGTTGAAAAACGGCAGAGGGAAAAAGAGTATGAAGGGTAAAGGTTATACTACACACCCTGCCGAGATGCTTGGTAATGAGATTGGTAAGGCAATGAAGGGTAAAGGCGTGATGATGGACGTAGCAAAAGCAATTGGTAAAGAAGTTGCCCCTATTGCTATTGATTACGCAAGTGATTACGCAAAGAAAAGGTTAAGCGGTGGAATGGCGTTGCCTATCAATATGTCCCCAGCACAGAAACGCACTCTTAAAAAGGGTGGTGCTATTACTATTAAACCCGAGATGGTAAGTGATGTAGCACAACAGGCACTCGCTATGCTTCCTGCTACTGCTAAAAAAATATTGGGTGCGTTGAGTAAAAATAAGGGCGTTAGAATGTCTCTTAAACAAGGTGAAGATGTAATTGATAGAATGACTGGTAAAGGTCTTATGCTTGATGTCGCAAAGGGAATTGGTAAAGAAGTTGCCCCTATCTTAATTGATTTAGCAAGTAAGGAAGCAAAAAAGAAGGTAAGCGGTGAAGGTATTGCTCTTGATGTCGCAAAAGCAATTGGTAAAGAAGTTGCCCCTGTCTTAATTGATTTAGCAAGTAAGGAAGCAAAAAAGAAGGTAAGCGGTGGAAGTATGCGTAGAGTTAGTATGATGACTGGGTGCGGTTCTCCTTATGTATCTCTCCCTTATAAGCAAGTTAGGGCAGGTGGGTCTTTTATGCCTGCTGGTGGAGGAGGTATTTATCCTGCTGGAAAGTATGGCGGTAAGTTTGACTTGCTACAAAGTCTTGGTGATATTGGAACAAAAGCAGGGCAACCCTTTAAAGAAACAGTTGGCGTTAATCCTTTTACTTTAGGTTATGATTTAGGACACGACGTAATTGGTCCTGCGATTGACCCAAGAAGACAAGGTAGTGGTATGCCTATTCAGTTAGGCAGTCCATACATCAATACCAATAGTCCTGCGATGAAACCTTTTATAGCACATCGTGGTATTCAATCATACGACCCTATCGGTAAGCGGTAAATTATATTAAATATTTAAATATTAATATATATATTGCGAAAAAAATAATATAAAGAAATAAAATATGTAATATATATAAGATGAAAAGTATTTCAAAATCCTTGCCTACGCCTCCTGCCTCTTACTTTCACAGAATGGTAAAACCTGCTAATCGTCCTTATGTATTTATGGGAGACCTGAATGAAGAACTTTATGAACCTACTATTGTTGAAAAGTATGGTGATGTAAAACGCAATAATACTACTATGAAGAGTATTATGAAAGTGTATGACTGGGAGAATGATAAGACAAAAGTTGAATTGAAGTCAAGAAATAACGACCATCACTACTACAATACAACTATGATTGGATTTAACAAAGTAGAAGCGTGGGGTGATGATGAAACTGAAAAGCGTTATTATTTTTTGTTTGGATTTTTAGACGGTTTGTATGAGTGGGAATTAACACAAGAGAATTATGATGCTATTGGAGGTGAAGATGCGGTTAATGAAGCAATTGATTATACTGATACTGAATATACGCCCTTTAATCCTAAAAAACTTCACCTATATATACCAATTGATAAACTGGTTAAGATTAGTGATGTAGGGTGTATTGTTCCTGATGATTTAGTAGGTAAAAGCAAGCGGAAGCAATTGGTAGGCAGGTGTTGGTTGAAACTATAATAATATTATGTATGTATATACTATATAATATGATTACTAATTTTGATATTGAGGAAATCGCACAAGGTCTTAAACTCCCTATCGTCGGTGTGTTTAGCAAAGATAAACTACCACAAAGGCGTAGCGTTGGTTCTTACTATGTTAATATGGAAGACCACGATAAAGGCAGTGGAACTCACTGGGTATTTATGAAAATATTTCCTAGCGGTAGTGCTTGTTATTTTGATAGTTTTGGAATTAGTCCGCCTGAACCAGTAAGAGATTTTCTAAAACCTTTTTCTCCCTATCCCTTTTCTAATAGACAAATACAAGATGTTAAGAGTGAAAACTGTGGTAGGTTTTGTATTATGTGTGATTATTTTTTTACTCACCAAGTCAAAACCAAATTAAAATCTAACGATATGGTCGCAGAATGCTTTGATGATTTTTTAAACTCGTGGTCTATTGATACAAAGACTAACGATAAAATACTGATGGAACGATTTAACAAGTTAGGTTAGAAGTAGGGGGCAACGCCCCCTTACGAACCCCACCCCGACCGCAAGCGGAATTGCGTTAGAAGTCTGTATCCATCACAAAAATATCATCAGGTTTATCTCTTGTCGCCAAAGCATACTCGCTCACCTTATTTTCAAAGAAGTTAGATTTAGATTGTATTGATATTAGGAGCATCCAATCATACGGGTTTCTTACCTCGTATATTTTATCGTATCCTAATTGAACTGATAATCTGTCTGCTACAAACTTAATATATTCACTCATACTGCTACTATTCATACCAAGTAATCTACAAGGTAAAGCATCACAGATAAACTCACATTCTATCTCAACCATCTCCATAATAATTTCTTTTATCTTCTTGAACGACAATTTATTTACTAATTTAGAGTAAAGTAAAATAGCAAACTCCGTATGGAGTGCTTCATCTCTGCTAATTAATTCGTTGCTAAAAGTAAGTCCCTGTAGCAATCCTCGTTTTTTACACCAAAATATACTACAAAACGCTCCTGAAAAAGCAATCCCCTCTACACAAGCAAAGGCAACTAATCTTTCTGCGAAGGGTCTATCACTATTAATATGCTTCTTACACCAATCCGCTTTTTTTTTGATACAAGGAAATACACTCATAGCGTTAAATAATTCACTCTTCTGTTTTTTATCTTTTATGTAAGTATCAATAATTTTACTATAGACCTCACTATGTATTCCCTCCATCGCAATTTGGAAACCATAAAATAATTTTGCCTCACTATTTTGAACCTCGTTGTAAAATCGTTGTCCCAAGTTCTCGTTGATAAGTCCATCACTACCAGCAAAGAACGCTAATATCATACTAATAAAATAACGCTCGTCCTCACTCAATTTGTAATTCCAATCGTTCAAGTCTTTTGCTAAATCTATCTCATCTTCTACCCAAAAACTACTGACTGCTCTTTTATACATATCATAAATATCGTGATGCTTTACAGGCAGAATGGTATATTTACTATCGTCTCCAATAAGTAAAGGTTCTTCCATAATATATATAGTTTAGATAAAAGGATTTAAATATTGTGATATTATATATATAAGATGGAAAACCAAACTGAAACCAAAAATTATTATACTCCTGCTGTTAAGAAGGCAATTATGACTTATCGTGAAAAGAATGTTGAAAAGTATAATGAGTTCCAGCGTAATTATTATCACGCCAAAAAAACTGACGAAGAATGGAATGAGAAGTTTAAGGAACGTTGCCGTATTGCTAATCAAAAGTATCGTGATAAGAAGCGTGAGAACTCACCTCCGCTACAACGAGGAAGACCAAGAAAAATATTGATACAGGGTTAGACAGTTTTATAAAAAATTGAAAGGTTTTTTTTATAAAATATTAGTTGGTAAAGATTTAGGCGTATTTAAAAAAAAATTGAAACGAAAATATATAAAATTAAAATATATAATATATACGAAAATTGATTTAAAAAGAAAATATATAATATATATATAATATAATATGGCGAACAGAATTAATACGAAAGCAGAATTGTCCTTTTATGGATTTAGGGGAAACCAAATCACTCGTCCTCGTTGGAATACTATTGCGAATAACCTTGGCGTAAGACCTACCATTCAACGCTATGCTAATATTACTGATAATAGTAATAAATCCAGCAAGGTGTATAAGGACTTCGTAAAAGCAGTTAAAGCAAATATCCAAACCAAATATACCTTTGATAATCAGGTTATTATCCAGCAATTCACCTTTGCGTATAAAATTAGGTTTAAGCAAGATAAGGGATGGAGTAAGTGGTTTCCAAAAACTGCTAATCTACAAGTTCAAGGTATAAGATTTGGGTTGCCTGAACGCATACAACAATCACAACAAGATGAACTCAACAGATTAGAGGAAAGTAATGCCGAGATAAAGGATATTACCGAACCAACCTTGGGCGACCCTGTTATAGTTCCTATCGTAGGTGGAAAACTTGTTGCGAAAGGTGTGAGGGTTGCGAGAATGAAAAAGGCAGGGGCGTTCCGTATTGATGCTGACTTTATTGGCGATACTTCTTGGGACAGAAACGAAGATACTTGTGTATTTGATTATTTGTTCCATAAATACGCTGGTAAATCAGGGTTCAAGAAAACTATACCTGCTGACGACAGAGAAAAAGCATACGAAAACTTGGATGATTTGTTTAGTGATGATGAATACCCTAACTCGTTGGAGAATGGCGTGAATACCGAACAACTATTAAAGTTTTGTGAAAAGTTTGATGTTAGTATGTATGCCTTTGATAAGAATGAAAAACTTATACACTATTATCGTTCCAAAAACTCCAAATACTCTGCCTTGATTTATATTGTAAGCAACGAACACTTCTATCCTGTTGAAGCAGAGGATAAAAGAAAATCTATTTGTGCTAAAAATAGGGAGGCAGATAAACCTGATGAGGAAAAAAAAGTTTGGAAAAGTGATGACTTTGCCTTTGAGAATATTGCTGGTAAGGAAGGCGACTATCAAGTTGTTTATCCTACCGAAGATGAACTTACTGGAAACGAGTATGCTTTAAAAATTATTTTAGAAAAAAATATATTACCTAATCCAAAGTCCTTGCGGGTTGATGCGAATACTATAATTAGTTTTAAAATTGGCGATACGTTATATCTTACAGAGCGTCCTGAAAAGGAAGTTCTAAAATATTGTGGTGATGAGTTTAAGGGGCAATCTGTTAATTCGTTGTTGATGGATACTTGGAAAGAAGTTGATGAGGGTGATGATGAAGATGAAACTGAAAATATAAAAATAGATATTACATCAAGGGTTAATCCGTTGGTTCATAAAACGCTTACGACAGAGAATGTTAAATACCGAACTCACTATGGGGCAACAAGGGATTTGAAGGAGACCGAGTTATTTGATACTCTACCGCCTATGAGTATTAATATGAAGTATATTGTTCTTGAAAAGAAAACCTATAAAAATATATTTACTGGCGAACCAATTACAGAAACAAAAGAAATCTTGAAAACGCACCGAGTTGTATTCCCTCCAAAAAAGCGATACGAACAAAACCTTATTGATGGCGAACTGATTGCGTTGGATATTAATAAGTGTTATGCGACTTGCTTGAAAAATCCTTACGATGACTGGATTAGGTTTGATTTGGAAGATACTTGGGAAGCGTATGATGGCGAATTAAAAACAGGACTGTATTACGTTGAAACTGATGACCTGACCCTGCTACATAAAACAAATATTTACTCAAATAAGATTTTGGAAAAAGCAATTGCTGAAAACATACCGATTGTTATAAAAAAGCAACTCATTCATAAAGTAAAAAGTTTCACAGAAAAACCTATACCAAGAAATCACTTTGATGCTCTTATTGATGCTTGTAAAGAAAAGGCACGAGGAACTGGATTAGGAAAGTTATTGATTAATATGATTACTGGATACTTGGGTAAAACTGATAAGATTGACCGAACAGCAGAATTGGATACTGATGCCGAACAAGTATGGCGACACTATCTTGCCTGTGAGCGTCCTGATAATGAAGCGGACTTTGAGCGGTATTTCTTCAATCAGGATTTTATAGAAAACAATTACACTCGCTTTCACAAAGATAATATTATTCTTAAAACTTTGGAAGCAGGAGAAAAAAAGTTATTCTTGTATGGTTATGAAAGTAGAACTTGCTTGAATGAATATACCCTACCGATGTATTTACAAATATTAGATTGGAGTAATATTAGGTTATATGAACTTGGAAAAAAAGTTGGCGGTGAAATTATTTATAGGCATACTGATTTGGTTATATCGTTGGGCGGAAAATTACCTACAAGAGAACTTACTAATTGTTGGGGCGATTATTCTGTTGAGGTTAAAAAGTTCAACTTTGAAAGCACTATGAAAACTGAACGAGCAATAGTTATTAGCGAGTTTGCTGAAGAATGGCGACATAACCCTCAATTTACAAATAGTAGCGACTGGAGTGATATTATAAAATATGCGATTGATAATGGTGGGTTGTTAATTGAAGGACGAGCAGGGACAGGAAAAAGTTTCATTCCAAAATCTGCCTTTACAAGTAAGGTTTTAAAACTTGATGATGAGACTACTACCGATGAGTATGGTAAAGAAACAAAAACTTATGCTGATACAAAAACTATGAGTTTCACCAACAAAGCATCAAGGGGTATTATGGGGACAACTATTCATAAAACTTTCCATATTACGAGTGCTGGAACTATACCAAGAAAAACGATGAATGGGTTGAAAAAGTATAAATATTTTGTGATAGATGAGATTGGTATGATTAGTGAAGAATTATGGAAATACCTGATGCTCCTTAAAAAAACTAATCCAAGAGCGATATTTATATTACTTGGCGACTGGCGACAATTGCCTCCTATTGATGAGGGAAGAACTGCCCCAAGCGATATATTTAATCACCCTGTAGTAAAGTTTCTGTGTAATAATAATAAAATTGAACTTACTGAAAAGCAAAGATACGACCAAGAACTTTGGGACTTTTTAGAAAAGGGTTGTGATGAAGGGGTGTGGGAAGGATTAGCAGAAGAAGAAGTTTCCTGTGATGATATTTATACCAGCAAGTCAATCTGTTTCTTAAATAGAACAAGGGTTGATATTAATAAGCGGTGTATGAATTATTTTAAAAGTCAAATTGATGATTATTTGTTCTTGGATTATAAACCTAAACAAATTGAACGCAAGATTGGTGAAACAATTACTATGGTTGATGACCCAAAGGATAGAAGGCAACCTGTATATTTGTATGATGGATTACCCGTGATGTGCTGGAAGAATACAACCGAACTTGGAATTGTAAATAGTGAAGAGTTTATGGTAAGTTGGTGCGATGAAGAAAAAATAGTTTTAAGTAGAGATGAAGGCGGGGATGATGTTGAAATTGATACAACTGATTTTCACGATTACTTCCTTGCGAACTACGCATCAACCGCTCATAAAAGTCAAGGGGCAACTTATAAAGGTAAGGTTATACTTTGGGATTTTGATAGAATGAAGGAAGATAGAAAACTTTGTTATACTGCCTGTAGTAGAGCAACTGCCTTGAAGAATATTGTTGTTGCGACTGGATTAAAATAAAAAAAAACTATTTACAATATATACAATTATTATGTTAGGATTTTTAGTAGGTTTTATTATTGAATGGATTTCACAAGTTATACGAGATGTTAAATATAAATAATTACATAATTTTTTTTAGTTATGTTATTTTTTTACAAAGACAATATACCCCCTCTAAAAGTTCTTACCTTGAAGAAGGCGGACACTCCAATATAGTCCTCACCTCCAAACTCCCAAAACTTTGAACCATCTTTGCGTTCAACCCCCCAAGAACCAAACACAAGTTCTCCACCATTCTTCTCAATTTCCATAAGAGCGTTGAATAGGCAAAAGGCACAGACAGGTTCTTTACCACTTATTTTTACATAGTCAGCAACGAACTCACTTATCGTGGCGTAATCTTTCTTAATGACTTTTTCGTTTATAGCAATCATCATTCTCTGCGTCATAGCATCAGCAGGGTGATAGATAAACTTTTTACCTTTATGAACTGACTTTATAACATCATACTCCTTAAAGTGAGGGTCAATAATTTTTCCATCACGAACTACCCAAAAGTGTCCGTCTAACTTTGGAATGGCGTGGATAATTCTTGAAACCTTCTCGGCAATAGGGCGTAATTCAGTATCAATAATAATTGTTCGTGGCATCTTAATAATAGTTTGAAGTATATTGCGATATAGGATGGAGTGCTATTTTGCTTTCAATTTTCTGTGGAAAATCTGTTTCAATTTTTTTTAAACGCTGACGATTAGTGTTGGACTAATAATATATATTTGACTTGAGTTATGCTCACGGAATATAAAATAAAAAGACATTCAATTTTCTGCGTTTTTCAGGTTTCGGCGTAG